CGCTGGTACTCGCTCTCGGGGTCGTTCAGCGTGGCCGGGCCACCGTGGTGCGCCGGCACGCCGATGCGCGCCATCGGGCACCAGAGCGCGCTGGCTTGTTCAGGTGTGTGCATGGTGGTCAGGGTATCGGGTGAAAAAACGATGCTCGGCCGACATCATGCGGCTCAGGCGCGAGCTCAGGGTCTCCTCCTGGCGGTTGACCAGACGCACGCGGGTGCGCTCGGGCAGGTCCGCGTCGCGGGTCAGCCGGGGACCGAAGGAGCGGCCGTGGCCGTCGACCTGGCGGCAATACCCGCCGGGCGGAACCTGGCGCAGGTAGATGACCGATGGTTTGCAGTCGCTGATGGACCAGCGCGGCAAGAGGCGCAGCCGATCGCGTTCTTGCTCGCGGTGCAGGTCGTAGGCTTGCCCACGGTCGCGCCACTGACCGTACCAGCCCCGGCGGCCGGGGTGACCAGGCCGGGGAACGACAAGGCGGGGGCCGTTGCCGATGCGCATGGTCAGATGGCCGAGGCCACTTCGCGGGCGATACCCTTCACCAGGGCGCCGTTGCCGCGGTCGGCGGCCTTGCGCGCGCGCTGGTACTCTGCCGACGGCACGCGCACGGGCAGCTTTGTGATGGGGTCCTCTTTCATCGTGCAGGCGGTGTTGTCGCCAATGAAGCGCAGCGGCTTGCAGATGATGGCCGGCGGCAGCTTGGCGAATGCGGCGCGCTTTTGGCTCTTGGTCAGTTTGCTGGTCATGTGAGGTCTCGGTGGTTTCAGGAAAGTTGTTGGTAGACCGCCGCGCGCGACGGTCTGGCTGGCGAGCTGGCCGATCAGTTCAGCGCGTCCTTGAGGTTCTTGCCGGGCTTGAACTTCGGCACCTTGGCGGCCTTGATCTTGATCGCGGCGCCGGTGCGGGGGTTGCGGCCGGTGCGCGCGGCGCGCTTGCCGGTGGAGAACGTGCCGAAGCCGGTGATGGCCACGACGCCACCCTTCTTGAGGGTGCGGGTCACGCCGGTGATCACGGCGTCCAACGCGCGCGCGGCGGACGCCTTGGTGATGTCGGCGTTCATGGCGACGTGCTCGATCAGTTCGGACTTGTTCATAAAAAGCTCCAGTAGGTGATAAAAAAAGGGCCGGGCAGCGCGCCCGACCTGGGGACTATTATGCATCAAAAAAAGCTAAAACGCTGAATTGACGCGGGTTTTTCGTTGCTCAAATCTGACTACTTGTCAGTTCGAGCCCATGCGCCGCGCCCTGGCGGTGGTCTGCGCGATGGCCTTCACCTCGTCCTCGGGCAGCGCGCGCATCCATTCCAGACAGCGCTCGAAGCCCTCCTCGCCGAAGACGGCGCGCACGGCCTTGCTCCACTTGCGCTGCTCGATGCGGAACACCAGCTTGGCCCGCCGCACGCGGCAGCGGTCCTCCTGGACGCTGAGGTCCACCCGCTCCGCGTGACGCTTCTTCGCGTCACCGATGGCCTTGCGCTGGGCCCGGATGGCGTCGATGCGCGCGTCCAGCTCGTCGATGGCCTCGATGTCGGGCATATCGGCGATCAGGTCGAACAGGGTGTCGAGGTCGTAGTCGGCGAGGGCCATCAGCTCAGCCCCTTCGGCTGGGCAGCACGCCAGGCGCGCACTAGGTTGATCAGGTAGCGCTCGTTCTCGATGCAGACCTTTGCAGAGCCCCACCGGCGCCCCTCGATGATGTCCAGAGCCTCGGCAGCTGCTAGGCCTCCACGCGAGGCCAGCCGCTCCAGTGACTGACCGTGGTTGCTCTGGGCCTGCGCCTCATGGGGCGCGATCATCGCCCACGGGATTTCGCTGAGGAGGGTGGCGCCCATGATGGGCATGACGGTGCGGGCCATCACGCACCGCCCTTCGCATCCTCTGGGGCGGCCGGGGTGTGCGCGGCCGCCACCACGCGTAGGAACCCGGCCAGCCCGTCCATGCAGCGCCGGTCGCACCAGTTCGCCCAGTGCTCGGCGGCCTTCTGAATGGTCTCGCCCTTGAACATGCCGTTGCCGACATACTCTGGCACGCGGCTCTCAGCCGGCGCCGGGCTGGCCGCTCTCAGCCGGGCAAGCTCAATGCGCGCAGCATTGATGGCGTTTTCCCGCGCTTCGCCCGTCGTGCGCTGGGCGGTGTAGAGCAGGTTGTGCAAGGACTGCAGGTCTGGCGCCGCTACCACTGCCCGCCCCTCCGCAAGCCCCGCATCGTACTGGCGCTGCGCAAAGACGCGGACGTGCCCCATGATCTTGGCACCGTCCTCGCCCAGCGGGTCGGTCAGGTCGCGCAGTACGTTCCAGGCGAGCGACGCGGCGGTGGGCGTGGCGGCTGGGCTAGGTGCGGCGGCGAGCGCCAGCAGGGCCTCTGCGGCTTCGTACACGTATGGCTTGAGGTCCGTCTGCCCCTCCTTCACGGTGAACCCGTTCGCCAGGAACACGTCGCGGATCTGCGCGCGGCTCGGCCCCGCTACTGCGCCAGCGGCTGGTGCCTCGCAGCTTGAGCACTTGTACGGCTTGTACCAGCGACGCACCGCTGGTGAGAACTTCTCATAGCGGGCCTGGGTGACGTATCGTGTGTAGGCGGGTGTAGTGGACTCCCACGCCACCTGTTCTGCGGCTGGTGCTGGCTGTGCCGTGGGGGCGGCGAACCTGCGCGCGAAACGCTCCAATGAATCTTGCAGATCGAGCTTGAACACATCGCTCATGCGCATCAATCCGTCTTCGACGGCCCAAACCAACAGCTCTTCGAGCTTGGGTGCGGCTGCTGCTTGCCCATGGGATGCGCGCAGGGCGTGGGTGGCGTCGGCGAAGTCGAGCATCTGTTTCATTCTGAAAACGTTGTAGCCGTCGTCCGATACGCCGTAGGGAATTGGTGCCTCCGCATAGGCCCCGCCCTCGGCTGGCTGCGCGGGGGCGCGGTGCTCATGGTCACGATCCGGATGCTCGATGGTCGTGATTTCGGTCGGCTGGTCCACCATCACCATGGCCGCGTCGATCAGGCCTATGCCCTGCGCCCATGACGGGCCGTGTTCGGCGCAGAACGACTGCAGTTCTTCGCTGGAGTGGTCCAGCCAGCCTGTCACCATCGCCTCGGGTGGGCGCTTGCCGCCGCACAGCAGCTGCACGGCGTCTCCCAGGCGCTGCGCCACGGTGGTGGGTTGCGTCCAGTCGGCCTGCACCCCTGGCGCTGCTGTGAGCGCCACCCGGATCCGCGCCATGTCAGCGCGCGCGCCCTCCGCTGTGGCCGACGTGTCGCTCACGGCGAGCAGGCTGTTGCCCGGGGCGATCAGGGCATCCATGCGGTCGAGTGCCGCTGCAATGTCTTTGTCCATACCTTCCTTTCAGTGCCCGCACGGCAGGCTGCCGTCCGGTTGTTGCTTGGCGCCGCAGCCAATGCAGGTTTTGGGGGTGGGGGCGGCCACGTCCGCCTCGACCCGGCGGCCGTTGACGTAGCCGACGAGGTCGGGGCCGCCGCGCTGCGCCACTGGAGACTTCCGCATCATGTACCCGCCGCCGGGCAGGGCGACGCGCAACGTGGTTCTGCCGGGCTTGCTCATGCTGGCGCGCCTTCCTGCGCGGCCGCCGCCGCGCTGGCCACGCCGCTCTCGGCCTCGCCACCCAGCGCCTCCACCAGGTCCGGGATCATGCGCACCAGCTCGCCCGTGGCGATCGCCACGTCGGTGTCGAAGCCGTCGAGCATCTGCCCATCGAACACGGTGTCCAGAAACGCCAGCTTCTTGACCTGGCCGCCCTCGGTCAGCAGGAACGACACGCGGTCATCCCATGTCAGCGCGAGCTTGGTGGGGAGCTTTCCGGCGTCGATGTGCTTCTGCACCTCCTCAATGTCCAGCGGATGGCGGCCGTAGCGCACCACGGACTTCTCCTCGCTGGCGCTCTTGAGCTCGCACTCTCGGTCGACCGTGAAGCCCACGGGTGGCTCCTGCTCTTTGAGCCAGTGGGCCATCGCGGCCTGCGGGCTGGTCTGGGTGTTGAGCAGCGACACCGACAGGCCTGGCAGCAGCTCAACAAGCGCGGTCACGATGGTGTCGGCGCGCGACTGGCTGCCGGTGTCTATCACCAGCAGGCGGTCGCGGCGGTTGATCCACACCCACGTGGTGGCCTCGCTGGCGAACGCCATGGGCAGCAGATCCAGCTTCGCCTCATCCTTGAGCTCCTTGGTTTCCTTGCGCCCGGGCTTGCGGCCCGTTTCCTGCTCGATGCGCGCGGCTTTCTCCGCGACGCGGCGCGCCAAGGCCTGTGCGGGTATGGTTTTGGTCTCGCTCTTGAAGCGCAAGATCCACTGGCCGCCGACAGACTCAACGCGCGGGCCGTGCAGTTCACCTCGCGGTGGCACGAAACCAATGGACTTCTCCTGCGTGGCGCTGCAGGGCACAAACTGGCCTTTGGTCATCGCTTGCTCGATGCCCTCGTGGTCGGCGTCGTGCAGGGGAGCGGTGCGGTAAATGATCAGGTTCTTGAACATGGTGGTGTGGTTGTTGCGCCCGAATAGCGCCCGGGACTTCGGCGGCGGGGCGTGCCCCAATGAAAAACGGATCAAAAAAACAGCTTAGGAATCAGTTCTACATCTGTCGGGCGTGGGTGGTGGTGTGGCTCTTGTCGCCCACGGTGGCGGTCTCGGTCTTTGCCGCCACCTTCGGCAGCTGCCGCCAGTCGCCGTCGGCGTCGAGGTGCGCAGGCGGCCAGCCGCGCGTGGCGACCATGACGGTGCGGTATGTGCGGATGATGATGCTGCGCGTGAAAACCAGCACCCAGCGGGAAAGCAGGATAGGCGCCCACACCAGCCACAACGCGCACCAGGACAGAAACCAGTGCTCGCGTGCGAAGCTCAGCAAAAACTCATAGGCATTCAAGGTTTTCTCCAGAAGTAATTTGATCAATTATCAGCAAATACTCAAAAATGCGCAAGCGTCCGAGCCGGTGTCGTCGTGACGCTACGCTACCAGCATGACCGATGCTGCCCGCTCTGTAGCCTTTGACCCGCGCGCCCCCGCCGACGAGCGGCAGGACGCCATGGCGGAACTGCAAAAATCGTCGATGCCGCGCGCGCTGTCGGACCTGATCCCGGCCACGAACATCCAGCCCATCATCGACTACATCAACCGCGACCTCGAAGACCAGGCCATGCAGAAGGCCATGCGCGGCAACAAGGTCATCCCGTTCCCGTCGATGGCAGCGAAGGACCTCAAGTCCAAGGGCATGCAGTCGGTGTGGATCGACGACCTGCAGATCAACGTCAACGGCGACTGGTTCGAGCGCCCAGGCTCCTTCTCCTTCGACGCCATGCGCGCGATGGTCGAGCAGACGCCGGTGCTCAATGCGGTCATCATGACGCGCCAGCGCCAGGTGGCCCGCTTCTGCCGGCCGCAGAAGGGCGGCAAGGGCCCGGGCTTCAAGATCGCCAGCAAGGAGACCGTCGAGAACATCGACGACAGCGAAAAGCAGGCGATCAAGCTGCTGGAAACCTTCATCATGAATTCGGGCTGGGAGACCAAGCCCCGGCAGCGCATGCGGCTCAAGCGGGACAACTTCCCCAACTTCATGAGCAAGCTGGTGCGCGACAGCCTGACCATGGACAGCATGGCGATTGAGACCGAGTGGAAGCGCGACAAGTCGCTGGGCCTGGACGGCATGTACGCCGTCGACGGCGCCACCATCCGGCTGTGCAGCGAGGAGGGCTACCAGGGCGAGGATGAGATTTTCGCCCTGCAGGTCATCCAAGGGCAGATCCGCAGCGCCTACACCTACGATGATCTGATCTACGTGCCGCGCAATCCGCGCACCGATGTGATCGCCGGCGGATACGGCTTGGCCGAGACCGAGCTGCTGATCCGCGTGGTGACCGGGTTCCTGAACGCGTTTACCTACAACACCAAGTTCTTCGACAGCAACGCCATCCCCAAGGGCGTGCTGAACCTGTACGGCAATTACAGCGACGAGGACATCAACGCCTTCAAGCGCTACTGGAACGGCATGGTGAAGGGCGCCAACAACGCGTGGGCCCTGCCGGTGATGGTGTCCAAGGACCAGGAGTCCAAGGCCGACTTCACCGAGTTCGGCGCCCAGGTCAACGAGGTGATGTTCGCGAAGTGGATGACGTTCTTGGCGTCGATCATCTGCGCCATCTACGGCATCGCGCCCGACGAGATCAACTTCGAGAGCTTCACCACGGGCACCAGCTCGCTGAGCGGCAGCGACACCGAGGAGAAGCTGTCCTTCTCCAAGGACAAAGGCCTGCGGCCGCTGCTGGCCTACCTGGAGGGCACGATCAGCGAGTACGTCATCGGCGAGTTTTCCGACAAATACGAGTTCCAGTTCACCGGGCTCGACGAGGAAGACCCCAAGGACGTGTGGGAGCGCAAGAAGATGACGCGCACCGTCAACGAGATCCGCACCGAGGATGGCGTCGAGGCAGCCGACGGGAAGTGGGGCGACGCGCCGCTGAACCCGTCGCTGGTCGGCGCCTGGCAGCAGGAGGCCATGCCCCAGCAGGAGGACTACGGCCAGCCGGGCGACGCACCCGGGCAGGGCGGCCAGGACGATGGCGACTTCGGCCAGGGCGACGACGGCCAGGCGCAGGACTTCGGCCAGCCCGGTGGCGGCGATGGCGACGACGAGGAGCAGCAGCCCGAGCAGGGCCAGCAGCAGCCGCCCGCCCAGGACATGGCCAAGGCCTTCGGACTTCCCGTGTTCCGCATCGAAGCATGACCACCTTCAAACCGAAAAAGCAGCCCGAGCCGCAGCCGCGCGCCGACGTGGAGGTGGATGACCACCTGTACGTGCACCACAAGGGCCAGCCCTGCACCGGCATCGTGCGCGCGCACGGCCGCCACGGCGTCACCGTCGAGATCGACGGCCAGCACCACCCCGTGAAGTGGGAGCACGTGCTGGGCCACAAGAAGCGAGCGCCCCAGCGCTACAACGTCATCGACCACGGCGAGGACGGCATGCTCGTCCAGGACGCGCAGGGCCGCCGCCGGTATGTCGCCATGCCCAATGAATCGAAGGAAGATCCTATGGTCGCGAAAGCGTTCGGGCAGCGGCCCGTGCTGTTCTTGAAAGCCGGCGCGCCCCCCGGTCCCGGGCTGCAGCAGAAGAAAGTCACCGACAAGAACGGCGTGCAAACCACGCGCTGGGTCAGCATCGGCGCCGGCGGCCCGCCCGCCCAGAAGGGCCAGCACGTCGGGTTCGAGAACGGCGAGCACCGCGGCCACGGCGAGGTGACGGCTGCCGGCCAGCACGGCGTGACCGTGCGCGACCAGGCGGGCGGCGAGCACCGCGTGCACCACGAGAAGATCACCCACCACTGGGAGGGGGAGGGCGCGCCCGACAAGTCGCCCCACGAGGATCCAGCGGCGGCAGGCGGCGCGGCCGCGAAGCCCGCGGGCGGCGACGCCAGCGCGCTGTTCGACCCTGCGGCCATCGAGGCGCTGCCCGCCAAGGTCAATCAGCCGGCCGCGAGCTGGGATGAGCTGGTGCAGAAAGGCACCGAAGGCCTGGAGCAGTTCAAGGGCATGCTGGGCAAGGTGCAGCAGGCCATGGGCCTCAAGTCGGGCATGAAGCCCGAGGCGATCACGCCCGAGCAGTGGGAGAACGACGAGGGGTTCCTGTTCGTGGCGCCGCTCAAGGGCGAGAAGCGCGCCAAGGAGAAGGTCGAGGCCGACTACGGCGGCGACTGGTCCCAGCTGCGCGACATCGTGCGCGCGACGATCAGCGTGCCCACCATGGGACACGTGAAGCAGGCGCTGGAGCACATGAAGGCCGCCGGCATCGAGATCGCCATGAAGCCGAAGAACCGCTTCGAGAAGCCCACGCCCGAGGGCTACCGCGACCTGATGGCGTTCGTGAAGCTGCCCAACGGCATGGTGGCCGAGCTGCAGGTGCACACCAAGGCCATGACACTGGCCAAGGAAAAGGGCCACAAGGACTACGAGATCACGCGCACGCTGCAGGGCAAGTACGGCGAGCCGTCGCCGTCGGATCTCTGGTCCGATGCCGACCACACCGCCTACTACGACGCCGTGAAGCGGCAGAAGCAGGTCTACGACGAGGCCTGGTCGAAGGCTACCGGTGCTGGCGCGCAACAGAGCGCGGACAAGCCGTTGATCAAATCCGATCAAGGGAATAAAATGCAGGTGTTGTTTCTAAGGGTTGCCAAATGATCTACATCGAAAACGAGGGCGCATTGTTCAGAGGTCCCGCCCGGGCCTGGCCCAAGGAAGTGTGGAACGGCAAGGAATTCGTCCCCTACAAGGGCAGCGTGCCCAAGGATGTCGACTGGGGCGATGAGATCGACGAGGCCGCAGCCAAGGCCCTGATGGGCGGCGCTGAGCAGGACGCGACCCCCGAGCAGCAGGAGCCCGCCAAGGAGCCTGCGTGATCCTGCTTTTCAAGTCCGTGGTCCACGTCGGTGGCCACATGCGCAGCGGCGTCTTCGTCGCCCCCCACGTCCGGCGCGCCGACGCATACGCCGAGAAGGCCCACGCCGGGCAGTACCGCAAGGGCAAGCCCGGCGCGCCCAAGGTCCCCTACATCGAGCATCCGCGCGCCGTGGCGCGCATCCTGCACGACGAGGCCGGCATCACGGATCCCGTCGTGCTCCAGGCCGCGCTGCTGCATGACACCATGGAGGACACCGGCGTCTCGCACGCCAACCTGGTGGCCGAGTTCGGGCACGATGTGGCCGACGTGGTGGCCGAGCTGACCAACCCGGCAGACTTCGGCCCGGGCGGCAAGACGGCGTGGCAGGCTGCCCACGCGGCCAAGATGAGCGCGCGCGCCGCGGCGGTGAAGGTGGCCGACAAGACGGCCAACCTGCGCGACCTGGTGGCGAGCCCGCCTGACTGGCCCACGGATCGCAAGCGCAAGTATTTCGACGACGCCCGACAGGTGGTTCAGGCCATGGGCGCACGTCATCCCGTGCTGGATAGTCTTTTTTCTACAACTTATCTCACGGGGCTGGACAAATTCTGATATTTTTGGATTAGAATTCAAGCATTCCGACAGCGCTTGCAGACCGTACTGGGAATCAAGCCGGGTGAATGTCTGCATCACAAACAGGGAGTGGCTGAAAACCTGCTCACGCCGAGAGCCGCTGGAGGCCAGCGGGAACGAAAGTTCACAGCTTAGGAGCTGCGCGATTCGACCTTCGCAGAGCGTGAGGAGGCTACACGAGCGGTGAAAGCCCGCGCCGGAGACGTACCCGGCCTTGGAGATCCTGCGCGAGCAGGGCCTTCAAGTCGACCAGTCTGCGTCGGTTCGACTCCGGCGGGCAACGGAAGCGTAATGGCGCCAAGCCAGGGCTCAGATGGTCGTCTTGAAGGTGCAGCATGGAGCAGTTGGTAGCTCGGCGGGCTCATAACCCGGAGGTCGCAGGTTCAAGTCCTGCTGCTGCAACCAGGAACACGATGGGCTTTCGTCGGCCCGCAGTGTGATGGTCGTATGGCAGCCGAAACGCTGCCTGGAAGTTGAAGTGGGTGCGTGCTGGACGGCGGTTCGATTCCGCCCAGCTCCACCAGGTGGCATTGATCGTTAGCGGGCGGGAGCCCTGAAATATGATCGACCTTTAGTGCCATCGGGTGGGGCTGACCAGGTTTCGACAGCGCGAGGAAATGGAAACCGACGACTCGGGCAAGCGGAGCCCGGCCGCAAGGCAAAACCAAGCAACCAAAGTAACTGCCAACAACGCTTTTGCTTCTTCGTCTGTGGCCGCTTTTGCTGCCATCGCCAAGGCCTCCGCATCGTCCCGCGATGCCGTGACCGGTGATGCAGCCCTGGCGGTCTGATCGAGAGATCGGACGGCGCGTAGCCTGAGAACGTAGGAACAGAACAGGCTCGGCCAGCCGAAACGCTGGCACGAATACACCCCCCCGAGAGGGGCTAACCGTGTGGCGCAAGCCGAAGCACGGGATGAAGTCATGATGCCGAGGCGCTGCGCAGGGTAGCCCGGCCGAGCCGTGAAAGGATCCGCCTGCGCCATCGCCCCGCCCCTATTGCTGCCGCTGCCACTGCTGCAACCATTGACCCGCCTCGTGCGGGTCTTTTTTTGTCGTGACGCCACACTCAGGGTGCCCGCGAGGGTGACTGCGAGTGCTGACCGTATGCGGCTCATTCGGGAAATAAAGGCCGCAGATCAGCATGGCGGCGTTGATCGTTTACTGTGGGGCGGTCGGCGTTTCTCCAGCGGCTTCGGCTGTTGACGCTAGGGCTGATCCGATTCCGCGCGAGAGGCGGCGACGGCCGGGGTGGGAAACTGCCCCGGCCATCTGTCGTGACCGCATCATCGCGCCATGGGCCTTTTCATTGACCTGATCGACCTCGACGAGCCGCGCACGAACGCGGCGCTCGAATTCCTGTGCAAGGCGACGCACGACCACGACGGCGACATCTGGCAGCCCATGGACTCGCCGCTGCTGGCGCGCTTGGTCGAGCTGTTCACCCAGCGCGGCCTCGATCGCCTTGAAGCCTTCCGCTCCGAGCTCCTGGCGTGGTCCAACGGCAACCGGCACACGCCAGGCGAGCGCATCGCCCGCCCGGCAGGCCTCATGGAGCGCTGGACGCAGCCCGAGCTGTCGCTGGTCAAAATCTACCTCGAACACCTGCCGGCGGCCGAGTGGACCCTCGATGATCACATGCTGGCGGTGGACTATCTGGCGCAGCGCTACCTGCCGGCCGACGACATGCGCACCGAGGCCGAGTGGATGGCCACGCGCTCCAGCCTCATGGGGCGCGTGCAGGCCAACATGGACGGGGTCACGGCAGAGCAGGCCGACGTGCTGCTGGCGTCCATGCCCAGCACGGTGGCCGAGGCCATCGCCGCGTTCGGCGGATCCCGGGCCCAGCGCGCCACCATGGAATTCGCGGCCGTGCGCTGCGCGGAGAACGTGCGCAACCTGGCGAACGACGCCCGCCACCGGATGCGCACCGTGATCGCTGAGCACGTGCAGGCGCGCGAGCTGGGCACGCCGGGCCCGGGCTCCTCGCTGGAGACCAAGCTCCTGGACCAGTTCGGCACGCTCAACCGCGACTGGCGGCGCATCGCCGTGACCGAGGCAGGCGAGGCCCAGACCCACGGCTACGTCTCCAGCCTGCAGCCCGGCACCAAGGTCAAACGGGTGGAGCAGTACCGCAACGCGTGCGCCTTCTGCCGCAAGATCGACGGCAAGGTGGTCACCGTGGTTGCGGCCGACGCGCCGGAGAAGAACTGGGACACGCAAATCTGGCCAGGGAAAACGAACGTCGGCCGGTCCGCGTCCCCGCGCAAGCGCATCGGTACCGTGTTCAAGGAGCGCGAACCCGAGGAGATGTGGGTGATACCTGCTGGTTTGGTCCATCCTCACTGCAGAGGCCGATGGGTTCCGACGATAACGGAACGTGTTGGTGACGATCCAGACTTCGCTGAATGGATGCGGGTTACACTACAAAAATGAGCAAAAGCATCCGTCTTTCACAAAGCGCAGCAGCGGAGCGAATTGCCGCTGCTGGATATTCACTCATCGGAGAATATCGCGGCTGGGGCGTTCGCACGTTAGTGCGCTGCGAGCGTCACGCATTCCAAAAGGAAGTTCTGCCAGGGAACATATTTCAGGGTGGCAGGATGGCCTGTTGTGGACTTGAGGACAATCGCGCACGCGGCCGTCTTCTTGTTGGTGACGCAAACCCGTTTTTTGGCCGCAAGCATTCAATCCAAACAAGAGAGCGGTTGAGCGCATCGCGTGAAGGGAAGCCAAGCCCAACCAGAGGGGTGCGACATTCTACCGAGCGCATCGCTCGCCAGGTTGGGAAGCCGCGATCCGAGGAAACAAAGCAGAAGCTGCGCGAGCACATGAAGCGCCGCTCAGCTCTTTTCACTTACTGCGTTCGCAAGGCCCAAGAAGGGAAAACTGCTGGCAAAGAAGGTATCTTCTACATGGTGAGAGTCGGTGATTTTGTGAAGTTCGGTAGTGCCACAACCGCCATGCGCTATCGACTTACACGAATTCGCCAGAAACATCCCGGCGCCGAATTGCTCATGTACTGCCTTGTTGGTGACGCTGGTGCCTACGAGTCGTCGATGATGCTGGCCAAGCAGAAACATTGGTCTCACGGCGAATACTTCAATCCAACCGTGCTTGCATCATGATTGTCTTCCTCAAGTCGCACCCCGCCACCCGCACTATGATCGGCGGCGACCCCACGCCCGAGCAGGCGGCCAGCGGCGACTATCCCAAGCTGCGCCAGGACTGGCACGGGCTGACCGTGGCGATTGAGCACCCCGAGGGCACGGTGCGCGAGGGTGTGGACGAGACCGGCAAACCCTGGCGCACGGTGTTCCGCTACGCCTACGGCGAGATCCTGGGCACGCTGGGCATGGACGGCGACCCCGTGGACGTGTTCATCGGCAGCTACCCGGACGCCCCCGAGGTGTACGTGGTGCAGCAGATGAAGCGAAAGCAGTGGGACGTCGCCGACGAGCAGAAGTGCATGATCAACTTCGCTAGCATAGACGAGGCCCGGGACGCCTACCTGGGCCACTACGATGATCCGCGATTCTTCGGCGGAATCACGGCCATGCCGGTGGCCGAGTTCATCGCCAAGGTGCGCGCCACCCGTAAAGCGCCGGCCATGATCAAGGCACTGCTGCTGAAAACTCACGTCAATGGCTACACGAAAAAGGACGGCACATTTGTTCCGCCCCACGAGGACAAGCGCCAGAGCCTGGAGGAGGACCTGCAGCGGCAGGAAAAGTGGCTCCATTCCAAGGCGCAGGACCTGGGCTATCGCGACATCGAGCACATGCTGGAGAGCGACTACCCGGCGTTCGAGCGCCTGGCGGCCGAGTGGCGCGAGCAGAACCCTGTCGAAGTCGCCATGAAATCCATGGTGGTGTTCTTCAAGGCGCACGTCGGTCCATACCTGCGCAACGGCAAGATGGTGAACATGGCCGGCTACCAGGGCCGGAATGCGCGCGCTGTGCCAGTGCCTGGGCAAATCTCCCTGTTCGGCGGGCCCAGCAGCGGCAAACCGCTGCCGCCCAGCCCGCTGCAGGGCAAGGACGCCGTGGCGCACACGCCGGACCTGTTCGAGCAGACCGCGGCGCCGGCGCACCCGGTGGACACCCCACAGTTCCGGCGCTGGTTCGACGGCAGCAAGGTGGTGGACGCCGATGGCAAGCCGCTGGTCGTGTATCACGGTACTGCGGCGGACATCGAGCGCTTCGACCCGGAGAGGATCGGCAGCGCGACCGACGAAGGGCTGTATGGCGCCGGCTTCTATTTCACGCCAAAGCACGGCAACGGCGGGAAGCAATGGGGCACTGCCGGGCAGTATGCCGCAGACCCTGATGGCGGCAACATCATCCCAGCTTACCTGAGCATCCAGCGACCCATCGTAGTGGACGCTGGGCAGTGGGGGCGCGTGGATGTTGACCGCAGCAAGTACGACGGGGTGATTGTTAAAGACCAATCCGGTGCGATCACCGAATTGGTGGCCTTCCGCCCCGAGCAGATCAAATCCGCCACCGGCAACAACGGCGACTTCGACCCCGGAAACCCGGTCATCACCAAATCGTCCATCTTTCTCCGCGGACCAGAGTCGTGAGGCGACACTAGCGGCAGTCCCGCCACTGGTGCTGCCGCATGCTCATCCTATTCGTCAAATCCCAACTCGCCCTGTTCGACGCCCCCATCAACGTGGCGGCCCACGTGCGCAAGGACGGCACTGTCGTCAAGCCGCACGTGCGGATCCAGAAGGTGGCGATGCACCAGCATTCGCTGTTCGGCCTGCACCACCACGCAGCGCCGCCGGCGGCCGAGGCAAAGCCCAAGCGCTCGAAGCTGGACATCTTCCTGTCGCGCTACGGCGGCCCGGCGGGCATGGCCAAGATCCTTGCAGGCCTGCCCGAGGGCCAGCAGCAGCAGCTGATCGCCAAGATGGCCGAGGTGGGCAAGATCACGCCCGAGGCCGTGGCCGAGATGCTGGGCCGCGGTGCGCACGCTGCGCCGGCCCAGCCGAGCACGCCGGATCTGTTCTCCGAGGCGCCAGCTACCCCGGAGCAGACCGCCGCTACCCCGGAGCAGAAAGACGCAACCCCGGAGCAGACCGCGCCAGCGCCGCAGCTCGTCGAGCACGTCACCGGCAAGGGAAAGACCCTGCGCGGCGTGGTGCGCACCGACCTGAGCGCCGA